CCAATACTCTAGCCATTAAGAGCATTAAGTTGATACCTGCATCGTCTGCTTCTACGTTAATAGGACTAGATGCTGTACCTAAAGATGTATTAGTAGTTGTTAAACCACCTGATAAACTTGCATCGTCAGCACCTGCAATACCTGCACCGTCTGAGATTGCTTGTAGCACATTTGCATCGTATTTTCTCTTCAAAGAAAAAGCACCTGATGAGGTAGCTAATGCTTCAAAGTTGATGTGAGATTGTCTCTCTTCAATGTCATCAATCTTAAATGCAAATGCGTTAGCTTGGTCTACGGTCAATGTAATTTGATCGTCTGCCAAGTTTTGAGTGTTTACCACAGAACCTCTAGTGTAACTTGATACAGTAATAGTTGGTTCTTTGATAATATTTACAGTGTCACCAAAGTTTTCAATTTCCCCAGTGTAATCAGTATTAGTAATGTCTTCTGCAACCGAAGCACGTCTAAAGAATTTGAGAACTTTTTGGCTAAAAATTTGAGGAGTGAAATTACCTGACGGTAAATTTCCATATCCTGCTGCTGATCCGAAAGCCATTTTTCTCTCTCCTTATTTGAGGTTTAGCTGTTCATATTAATTCGCCCTTCTTGCCTTGCTAGATCAATTTCTTTTTCAAGCTTTTCGAACTCCCAAGGTTTCATCTTGGCGATGTCAGAACCTTTCCAGATTTTTTTATTTGCATCCGTATTAGTAACAATCTCTTTTGTTTTAGTAGATTTTACTGCTTGAGCTGCACTTTTATTAGTCTTTCTTGGTTCTTTTGTTATACCAACATCGGCTTTATATAGATCTAATACTCTACTTGCCCACCGTGCATCTTTGTTGTTTTTATATATGCCATCAGATATTGATTCTGGTTGTTGATCGAGCCATTGTAAAAAATTTTCATCTGTTTTAATTTCCTGAAAATCAGGATGTATAGATAAAAGTTCTTTGTAAGCACTTTGAACAATTAAATCTTCTTCTCGCTTTTTAAGAGAGTCAATCTCACCTCTGAGATCCCCTGCTCTTTGTTCTGCTTGCATTGATGCAACAGACTCTACAACTTTGTACACGTCTGGATACTTTTGTTTAAACTCCATTATTTCGTTAGGAGTCGTTGGTACTTGCACTCCAGTATCCGAAACTTTATTAGCAGCTTCCAGACCTTCACGTTCTTTTTTCCACTCTTCAAGTTTCTTGTCATAATGTCTTTTTAAGTCATCATAACGTTTTTTGTAGACAGTGCCATCTTCTTCTTTTGTTTCCACAAAACTTTCACCTTTTGGAGTGGCTTCTTGCGAAGTGTCCGTTTCGTCTTGTTTTGCTTCTTCTTCTACTTTTTGTTCTTCATCCTCATCGTCTTTGTAAAGATCTGCTCGATACTTATTACGATAAAGATTTGGTTCATTTATTGTACCAAAAGAATCATTTGGTTTATTAGCTCTTACGCCTTTTATTTGTTTTGCCATAGTTTTATACCTCATTCATGCAGTGCCACTGGCTGTGGGTAGCTGCTTCGGTTTGTTAGGGCCACTAATACTGTGGGTAGCTAACGAAATCTTTTCGTTACACCCTCATTGAGGATGATAGAAACGATCCTTGATCAGGGTTGTCCTGAATTCTGTTTGGTCTAGGTTTAGGCATTATCATTTCTTGTGGTTTAGCTTTAGGAGTTATCATTTTTCTTGATCTAACTCTAGCTTTTTTTGGTTTAGGAATTGGTGCTATTCTTTCACTCAAAATAGGTCTAGTCTTAAACCAGTTTT